ACGCCAGCGACAATCTCAGCCGCGGAGGCCGAATGGCCATTGATTAATATGATGAGCGGAATATCTGAATCAAAACTAGTATTCAGTGCCGTATATGTTTTATTCCATTCTTCTACGAGATAATCATATATATCATTTAGTAGTCTTTGTATCTCGCATTGCTTGTATTTCGCCCAAATGATATTTGTATTATGAATACCCTTCTTCCACTTGACATAATCGCAGTATAACTCATACTCGTTGTTAAGCAATAATAGATTGTTGTCAAATACGTATTTCGGCGGTATCCACTCCTTCTGAGTGATATAATTGTCCCATAACTTATTTATCAAATCATTTATAAAGGTGCTGTCAAAGTAGTCGAGTAATGTTATGTATAGGTTGCCAGTTTCCGCACTATCAGACACCTTGATATACGAGCAAATGATTGAAAAGAGTTCCTCCGTGTTATTCGCATCGATAATCGCCTTGATTTTTTCATAGATGACGTCTCGGTTTTTCATTGTCAATTTATTCAAATGTCCTATCAACGCACGTTTCGTGCTGGAATTATCCGAGAAGTCTGGAATAATAATATGAAACCTGCCTTTGTTCATCGCAGCGATGGGAGTTGCTCCTGCCGTTCCTGTGTTATTCGCTACGTATTGGTGATGCTGCGAATGCTGCGGATGCTGCGAATGCTGCGAATGCTGCGAATGCTGCGACTTATCCCTCTTGTTATATAACTTCTTTTCCCATATCATTTTAGGGTCATAGAATGATTCAAAGCAACTACACGATTTTTTAAGGGTTTCGGCTTTTTGTAGTATATGCTCGGGAACTTCAATGTTATACCGATTTTTAAAAATAGACAAAGGGATTTTAACTACTTTGTCGTCCATTTATATCATTAGTATATGAATAATCTTATATAAAAATAAATTAGATACCTATCAATAGATACCTATCGATATCACAGATGGCGGAATTCGTAGAAATCGCAGAGTTCGTAGATAAACTGGATATGATATATAAAACGCATCTAATCTATCGGACAATCGTCGTATGCGATAGAGACATTTGCGAATATAAGAGATTGTTAGAATTGCGGGATTTTAGCGTCTATGTGGTATCGGAATCGGATACCGATATTGACTATGAAGCGTTAGACGCGTTAGACTGTCGGGTTATCTTAATCGAAAGTAAGCGTATCGAGGGTTTTTTAGATACTATAATTTCAAAGAAGATGAATGATTTTTATACATTTATAACTTTCACAAATGACAATGACGATGCCAAGGTATCTATCACTAATATTGATGTCATTAACACTATTATTTAGTAGAGTCAAATAAATATATATCATTATGTTAGGGAATTGAATGGTTAGAGCAACGGCATCATTTAGTCGCGTTCGCGGCAAAGGTTCAAGTGGCGGAACGTTATATACGATTATTATAATATCCGCTGTATTCTTACTTGCGGTACTACTCTCGAATAAGGACAGGATACGCGAAGGATTCTTCGGCGGTAGCGACGCAAAACGCCTCAGTTTCGAATACTATTATATGGATTCGTGCGGACATTGCGTAGAGTTTAACAAGTCGGGCATTTGGGATAAATTAAATAAGGAGACGTTCAATCACATTTCGCTTAAAAAATACAATCGTAGCGAACACCTCGAACGCGTTAAAAGTTTGGGGATTTCGAGTTTCCCGACGTTTGTGATGGTCGATTCGTCGTCGAACATTATCGCGTCTTTCGAAGATGAAAGGAAAATCGAGAAATTACTGGCGTTTATAAGGAAGTATGACAAAGAATGAGAATAAGAATAAGAATGATTTAAGTAAAACAAGGGATATTAAATATAATATAATATAGTAAATGGGCGGTGGTATTACACAGTTGGTTTTAAAAGGGCAGATGGATTCTTATATTAATTTAAATCCGTGTATCAATTACTATAAATATGTGTATAACAAGCACGTCAATTTCTCGATGGAAAATAAGAATATTATTCCCGATATTAATTCGTCGATTAACCTCGCTTTCACGACAGAGAATAAGTTAATTACTTTCACCATCAAGCGATACGGCGATTTAGTAAGCAATATGTATCTGTCGTTCAATCTGCCCGACATCTATTCTACGGACGTTCATCGGTTTCGCTGGATAACGAACGTCGGACACAACTTTATTAAAACCGCGACGATTCGCGTGGAAGGAAGCATAATCGACGAAATCTATGGCGAATGGATGAATATCTGGAATGAATTGACGAACAAGGATGGTGTCGAATATAATAAGTTGATTGGGAATATCCCCGAATACACGAACCCCAATAATAACAATACGAGGTATCTGATTCGAAATAATATCTTATATAATAAGACGTATCCGACGACGGATAAAGTGGCGAATGCTGGGAATCCGTCGATAAAGGGGCGGATATTACAAGTGCCGTTGAACTTCTGGTTTACGCGAAATCCGTCGTTGGCATTGCCGTTATACAAGATACAAAATCAAGAAATCAAGGTGGATGTCAGTATCAACGACATCGAGTTGTTATATCAGGTATGGTGTGATTCGCTAAAACTCTACGTATCGCCGAAGTTCTACAACATTATCTACAAGGATACCATAAAAATCAATACGTTTATAGGGAGCGAAAGTTATATTCAGTGTTTTCTGGATGTAAATTATATATTTCTCGACAGTGCGTATCGGATGAGTTCCTTACAAAACGAGGGGATTGTGAAATACGTCGTCGATTACGTGAAGAGACAAGCGTATCCAGCGTTGAATATCACGAGTTATGGGGACAACTATACTTTAACGAGTTCCTACAATCATATCAAAGAAATCATTTGGGTATTGCGTAGAACCGATGTTCCAGAGAAGTTCAACATACACGACAACTATACTGCTTCGCATACCTATAACGAAACGATGGGATTGTTAGAAACCGCCCAAATCAAATGGGCGGACACAATCATTCGTGAAGACCAAAAGGCGTATTATTATAACAACATCCAGCCTTATCAGTATCATACGAACGTCCCGCGAACAGGAATATACAGTTATTCGTTCTCGCTCTTTCCCGAGAAAATAGTGAGTGCGGGTTCTTTTAATAACCAAATGATAACGACATCTTTATATATAAATATCAATAATCGCGGGAATAACGACGGCACCAAAGATATCACGAAGAAAAACGAGTTCAAGTATCTATTCGATTTGATGCGACGCAAGGAAGTGCCTTACATCACCGAGAATGAGGTGAAACTGGATGTTATCGTATATACACGAGTCATCAACGTATTCTCGGTAATTAATGGAACGTGCAACTTTATCTGGTCAAGATAGACGCGAACAGTGAGTAGCGAAGAGGAACGAGGAACGAGGAACGAGCAATGCTTATTTTTTATATCCTTCTTTATTAAAAAGAAAGCAAATACAAATGGATTTATTAGTATTAATCTTAATCTTATTATCAGGATACATCATCAAATATTTAATTGACACGATAAACACCTTGAATAACGAAATAAGGGAGATTAAAATGAAATGTATATCTGCGAAAAACGATGTTCAGTTTGATTCGCCGTCTCCAAAGCCGTCGCCTATCACAAACGTCGCCAACGACGCGTTAATCAAAAACATAACCTATTTCAAGGATTACTTTGATAAACAATAAGATAATGATATAAATAATAAACGCATCTATACATAATATAGACATCGCATATATTTATAATAAATGCCTCGAAAAGCAAAAAACGCCGATGATACTGTAAGTAGTGATATAAAGAAAAAGAAGAACTTGATGAATACAATCATCAAGGACATTTCAGTCGTTGATAACGATGATATTATTTTACAGTTGCCTTTGTCGTCCGCACAGATAAACAAGTTGAATATCACGGATAGCAATACGACGACAGAGTTCCCCGAACCGTATGAGCCGAATTGTTTTTATATCAATGAAAACAATACGTATAGCACGATTCAGGACAACATCATCTTTGATAATAGCAATAGCGAGTATTCATTGAAAGTCTCGCATACCGACGAAATCCTCAATTCGAATAACAATTGCTACTGGTGTTGCCATCCAATCGACAATAGGACGTTCGGGATGCCCTATAAATATAATATTAAAACGGATACTTATGTATTGTTTGGGAACTTTTGTTCGCTCGAATGTGCGAACGCATACAACTTCTCTTCGCATTGCGGTAGCGACAAGGTATGGGAAATCAATAGTTTAATCCAGATGCTTAGCAAACACTACGGATACACACATCCGATTCGCCCTGCTCCATCAAGATTTTTACTAAAAATATTCAACGGACCGATGACAATCGAAGAGTTTCGCACAGG